TTACAACGCCAGATTCAACTGATCCCGTCCGTAATGCGATGCCGGAAAGGCGTCTTGCGGGATAAAGTCAGGCGGTAGCGGGTCTTCCCGTGTACGCTTTGATACGCGCCGTTCTACCGTGTTGAGGGTGGTAAATGTCTCACTACATTCCAGATTTTGGCACTGGTGATACTGCCGGATGGTGATATCGCTCAGGCGGCGACTGGTACGGGTGCGGGCCATTGCCCCGCAGAAAGGACATCTGAACATAATGGCTCCCCTGTGGGAGTTGAACTCGCCGCCATTTTATTCACTTTCTGCTATCCAGTCAGGGATTTTTGCTTCCAGTTCCAGACGGGTGGTAAAGCCGTTGCCATCAATAACGTGCTCCACGCGGGCGATAATCCAGTCCTGATTGTCGATATCCGGTTTAAAGCCGCTTACTGTCAGGTGCATTTCGGGATACAGCTCAGCACGGCCACGCGCCAGGGTAATCGAAAATTCAGCGGCCCCGCGTTGCAACTGTCGCCATTTAGCTGCCGCCGCCCGTTTGGCGACCTCTTCATTCTGGTAGGTTTTACGCAGCACGAACACGTTACCTTCCGCGCCGGTGATGTAATCGCCTTCACGGCTGCTGCTCTTTTCCTTTTTCGGTTTGGGCTTTGTCCGGCGGCGCTTTACGCTGACCTTCTTCTTTTTACCGAATTTCAGATCCAGCCAGTAGGCGCGCACACCGGTGTAGGCATCCCGATCCGCAATGCGAAAACGGTGGCCGTCACCACTGCTGCGGGTGATACTGGCCGACGGCAGCGCCTTACCGGATGCCGTCACACCGCCGCCGGGCAGAATAAACAGCAAGGTGCCGTTTTTGATGGTGGCAATGGCCCCCAGTTGCTCGGCCATCCGGGTCAGGAATGACATATCACTCTCTTCCGTCTGGTCGGCGTGGTCGATTTCGATATTCATCAGCATGTCGCTGATTTGCACCTTCATACCGTAGCGGTGCGCAATCGCCGACACGACACGCTCTACCGTCACGTCATGCCAGGAAACCTCCCGTTTCACGTTAAACTCTTCGCGGAAATCCGCACTTCTGGCCGTAACACCCAGCACATCGGGCGGGCCTTCGTGGGAAATCTCATCCACGGTATACAGCCCTTTGTAAGTCAGCGCCTCACCCTGCCAGCCGATGGACAGTGCAATCTGAGCGCCACGCGGCGGCAGCTCCACGCGTCCGTCGCTGTCGTCTATCGACAGCGTGAGCTGGTCAGCCTCAAAACCCCGGTTGTCGGTCAGCGACAACGAGATCAGCCGGTCGCTCAGTTCCTTCAGTGATTTCCCACCCAGCGTAATGCTGAAGGCCGGGCTTTTTACCGCCTCGGTCAGCGCATCATCGTAGCGTTTCGCCGTAGTGATAAGTGAGTCAGCCAGTTCGGTGATAGCCATCGCTCCCCCCTGTTTTCGCGCATGATTTCACGCGCACGCGTGGGGAAAAATGGCTTTTTGTTGTCGCTGGACGGCCAGACCTGTCAGCGCGTGAGTGTGCGGCGGATATCGGGGATTATCGCCATGAACTCAATAACGTAATGGTGGCGAACATGTCCGAGACACGTTTCCACGGTGTGCGCGTTCGTGAAAATACCGACCTGGTAACCGCAATCAATGACATTGATTCCAGTGTGATTGGCGTGGTGGCGGTGGCGGAGGATGCGGATGCAGACACCTTTCCCCTGAATACGCCAGTGCTCATCACACGGGTGAATAGCGTGCTGGGCAAAGCGGGTAAAACCGGCTCGCTCTACAAGACGCTGAAAGCCATTTCTGACCAGACCAGCCCGAAAGTGATCGTGGTACGGGTGGCAGCAGCAACCGAAGGCGGCGACAAAACCCAATCCCAACTGATTATCGGCGGGACGGCGACAGACGGCAGTTACACCGGCATGTACGCCTTGCTGACAGCAGAAGCCAAGGTTAACTACCGGCCGCGCATTCTGGCAGTGCCGGACTATGACACCGCCGAAGTGACGTCAGCACTGTGTGTGATCGCGCAGAATCTGCGGGCGTTTGTCTATGCCGGTTGTCACGGCTGCACCACGATGGCGGAGGCCATCACCTACCGTGCGCAGTTTGCGTATCGTGAGCTGATGCTGATCTGGCCGGACTTTATCGCTTATAACCCGCTTAGCGGCAGCAATGAAACCTTTCCGGCGTCGGCCTATGCCTGCGGCCTGCGCGCAGCGATTGATAACGATCAGGGCTGGCATAAGTCGCTGTCGAACGTGGCAGTGAATAACGTGCTGGGTATCTCGCGGGATGTGTTCTGGTCGCTTCAGGCCGAAGACAGCGACGCCAATGAACTCAACAACCAGGAGATCACCACGCTGATTAAGCGCAACGGGTTTCGCTTCTGGGGCAACCGCACCACCGATACCCATGATTACCTGTTTGAGGTGTACACCCGCACCGCGCAAATCCTCGCTGACAGTATCGCGGAAGCGCAGTTTGAAGCCGTTGACGAGCCACTGACTCCGGCCAACGTGAAAGACGTGGTGAATGGCATCAACGGCAAGCTGAGCGCGCTGGTCACGGCGGGCAGGCTGATCGGTGGGGAATGCTGGTTTGATATTCAGGATAACCCCACAACCGGCCTGCGACAGGGACAGGTGCGCGTGCGTTACAAGTACACGCCGGTGCCACCGCTGGAAGACCTGACGCTATACCAGACCTTCACCGATGACTATTTTGACTCCGCTTTCTCGTCACTGGGAGGTGTGTAAATGGCTGTACCGCATAAATTGCGCCTGTTCACCTGTTTTGTGAACGGCAACAACCAGATCGGCAAGGTCACATCGGTCACGCTGCCAAAGCTGACCCGCAAGACTGAAGACTTTCAGGGCGCGGGCATGATTGGCTCGGTAGCGGTCGATCTCGGTATGGATTCCGGCGCACTGGAAGCGCAGATGGTCGTTGGCGGCATGGAGAAAAAGCTGTTGCTGGAATACGGCGGTGATATCGATGACGTTCGCCTGCGCTTCGCGGGGGAATACTACACCGACGGCGATAGCCAGCTTGTCGAGGTGGAAATGCGCGGGCGTATTACCGAGATTGACGGCGGCGAGTCCAAGCAGGGCGAAGACACGTCCGTTACCTATGCGCTGAAAAACACCTATTACAAGCTGTCGATTGACGATCAATCGGTGCTGGAAATTGACCTGCTGAATTTCATCTACAAGAAAAACGGCAAAAACATCTACCCGGATCGCATCACGTCTGCGCTGGGGCTGGGTAACTGAACAACCTGAATCATGGCGGCCACAAGCCGCCCGGAGCCTGTCACCATGAACACACCGAATGAACACACCGTAACCCTGGCGACGCCTATCGTGCGGGGCGATAACGCCATCAGCCAGGTGAGCATCACCGACGATATCAAACAGGCTGGCTCACTGCGCGGCCTGCGGCTGGTCAACGTCCTGAATATGGATGTGGATTCCATCACCACCCTGTTAACGCGTGTTACCTCGCCAAAGCTGAAGCTGGCCGAGATTAACGCGATGGATACCCGCGATTTCATGCGACTGGCGGAGGCCATCACGCCTTTTTTAGTGCATGCGGAGCCTGGCGAACCGAACGCGGAGGCGACGGAGGAAGCGTAACCGTCTTGCAGTTCGACCAGATAGACGATCTGGTCGCTGATATTGCCGTTGTTTTTAACTGGCCGCCCTCTGAACTGTTCAGCATGGATCTGGGCGACGTGATAGCCTGGCGCGCGCGGGCGGCTATCCGAAGTGGAGCCAGTGAAGCCGATGAAAAGCCTTGATATCCGCGTAGCCTTCAGTGCTATCGACCGGCTGACCCGCCCGGTCAACGCCGCCCGCCAGAGTGCGGGCGGTTTGTCTGAATCCCTCAAACGCACCCAGGCCGCTATTAAGGATCTGGATAATCAGTCCAGAACCTTCAACCGCCTGCGCGACAGCGTACAAAAGACCTCACGCAAGATTGATGAAGCCAGTCGCAGCCTAGACGGGCTGAAAAAGGCCCAGCAAAACAACACCGTGCTGACCGATAAGCAACGGGAACACATGGCCGCACTGGCCGCAAAACTGGAACGGCTGAACGTCACCCGTGATCAGGAAATGGTGAAACTGCGCGCCGCATCGCAGGCGCTACGCGGTCACGGTGTGTCGCTTGTCGGCAGTAACGCCACTATCCAGAGCGCCATCCGGCGCACCGAACAATATAACCAGACACTGGAGCGAGAGAGGCGACAACTGGCCGCGGTTACGCAGGCACGCGCCCGTTATGAACGCATGCAACAGACGGCAGGCAAACTGCGTGGCAGCGGCACGATGGCGGTGGCGGGCGGTGCGGCTGTCGGATATGCAGGCGGGCAGTTTCTGGCCCCGGCGGTTGGGTTTGATGAAGAAATGTCACGCGTTCAGGCGCTGACCCGGCTGGATAAAGGCGATCAGCAACTGGCGGCACTGCGGGCGCAGGCCAAAAAGCTCGGCGCGGAAACCGCATTCACCACCCGCGACGCAGCCAGCGGGCAGGCGTTTCTGGCGATGGCCGGGTTTACTCCGCAGGCCATTCAGGCGGCATTGCCGGGCGTGTTGAATATGGCGCTGGCCGGTGGCATGGAACTGGGCGAAACCGCCGATATCGGGTCAAACATTCTTTCACAGTTCAATCTGGATGCCAGCCAGATGGATCGCGTCAGTGACGTGCTGACCGGCGCGTTTACTCGCACCAACACCGACCTGTTCAGCCTCGGCGAAACCATGAAATACACCGGCCCGGTGGCGGCCAAGCTGGGGATCAGCCTGGAAGATGCGGCCGCGATGGCCGGTATGCTGGCAAATAACGGTATTCGCGGTAGTGATGCCGGTACCGCCATGCGTGCCAGCCTTGCCCGTCTGGCTTCACCACCGAAAGCGGCAGCGGAGGCGTTAAAAGAGCTGGGCGTGTCGGTAGCTGACGCAAAAGGCAAGATGCGGCCAATGCAGGACGTATTACGTGACCTGTACAAGGCGACTAAAAAATACGGCCAGGTCGATCAGGTGTCTTTCTTCAAAGATATTGCCGGGGAAGAGGCCTTTGTCGGTCTGCAAACGCTGGTACAGGCGGCCGGTAGCGGTGCATTGGGTAAACTGTCTGGTGAACTGAAGAAAGCCAAAGGTGAAGCGGATGCCGTCGCCAAAAAGATGGCGGATAACCTGGGCGGTGACCTGAAAAACCTCGACAGTGCCTGGGAAGGGTTTCGTATTCAGGTTGAAGAGACAACAGACCGGCCACTGCGCAGCCTGACGCAGGGGCTAAGCGATGTGATTACCAACGTGAGCGGCTGGGTGAGGGAGAATCCCAGGCTGACGCAAACGCTGTTACTGGCTGTCGGCGGTGCGGCGGCATTCGCGGTGGCGATCGGTGGCACCTCACTGGCAATCGGTCTGCTGATGGGTCCGCTGGCTAAGCTCCAGCTCGGCTTTTCGCTGCTGCTTGGTGCACGGGGCGTCGGTGGTGCGGTGTCGATGTTTTCCGGGTTAAGTAGCCTGCTCGGCGGGCCGATGGCACGCATGGGCGGCTGGCTACAGCTTTTCTCTGGCAGCACGGGCCGACTGGCCGCGACACTGACCCCGCTACGTGGCATGTTACTGGCCGTGTTTACCTCGCCGGTGTCAGCATTAGGGGCACTGGTCAGGGGCGTTGGCGGGCTGTTGTTGCGGCTGAGCGGTTTGCACGTGCTGTGGAGCCTGATCACCGGTGCCGTCTCGGTGTTAGGTGGCGTGCTGTCATTGCTGTTAAGCCCAATCGGGTTGATTGGTACGGCGTTTGTGGCGGCCGGGCTGCTTATCTGGCGATTCTGGGAGCCTGTCAGAACGTTTTTCAGCGGGATGTTTACCGGCATTGTTATCAGCCTTGGCCCCATTCGGCAGGCATTTACGGGCCTGGCTCCCGTCTTTGATGTGATTGTGTCGGCCGTGTCGCGCCTGTGGGATCGATTTACGCAGCTTTTTCAGCCTATCCAGACCACAAAGAAGACGCTGGATGACTGCGCAATTGCGGGCTACGGATTCGGCAAGGTGCTGGGGTCGGCGCTGGACATGCTGTTATTGCCACTGCAAAAGCTGATGGAGGGGATCGGCTGGGTTCTGGAAAAGCTCGGTTTAATCCCGTCTGGTCTGGATGCGGCACAGAAAAAAGCCGATCAGTTGAAAGGCGAACTGACACCGGAAGGGAAAGACCGGTTGCAAGGTCTGGTTGCTAACCTGACCGGCGACCTGAAAGGGGCCACCACCGCACCGCCACCTGCGCCTAAACCGCCCCTGACCGGTGACAGCGGTACCCAGCGCCGTTTACAGAAGATTGCCGACAACACCGGCGGTGTGCTGGAAGAAACTAAAAAGCGCATCGGCCCCGGCGATATCGTTTTCAAAAACCTGCCAAAAGCGCTGGCTGTGCGTGGCGAATGGCAGGAATCCCGGCTTACTGGCGGCACACCTTCTGCCCCCTCACAGCCAGTGCAGACCATGCAGGCGCTCAGCGACCGCCCCGCCGTGGTCGCGGCAACACAACCCGTCAAACAAGCCGACGCGGCACCGGTCAGTCGTCCGGCGGCCAGAACACCGGCGGCGGGCGGTTTCAATGGGGAAATTCATATACACCTGCACGGCGTTGAACGGCAGGACGCCCGCGAGCTGGGCCGTATTGTGGCCGATGCAGTCAGTGCCGAACTGGCCCGCCGCGACAGACTTCAGCGCGGCAGCTTCAGAGACAGAGAGTAAGGAGAAAAACCGATGATGATGGTATTCGGGTTGTTTGTGTTTGAGCTGCAAACGCTGCCTTACCAGCAGCTTCAACAGTCGCGCGCCTGGCGACATGTGAAGAATGAGCGGATCAACCGCTCCGCGAAATGGCAATACATTGGCGCGGGGGAAGATCAGATCACGCTGAGCGGTGTGCTGTACCCGGAAATTACCGGCGGGGAAGTCTCATTAACTGCACTGACCACGCAAGCCTACAGCGGCCGCCCCTGGCCGTTGATTGACGGTACCGGGCAGATTTACGGCATGTACGTGCTGACTGGTATGCAGACCACGCGCACAGAGCTGAATCGCTACGGAAAGGCAAAGAAGATTGAGTTTTCACTGAGCTTTCAGCGCTGTGATGAAGACCTGCGGGAAAAGCTGCAATCTTCATCCTTTAGCGACATGATGGACAACGCGCGCAGCAGTGCAACCAAAGCGATGAACACCGTCAGCACAGCCATGACGGACACCGTCAACACGTTGAAAGGGCTGGTTTAACGGCCCTGTCGAAGCTGGGCCGGGCAGATCAGGTAGAAGGGATTTCCGGCCAGTCGATATCCGGGGCGGCGCTGGTGTCGATACGGCTTAATTGCACCAGATAGGTTTTCCATGACTTCAGCGCTGCTTGCTCTGCATCAGTGGCTATCCCTAGCTCTACAGCGTAACTCAGTTCAGTAATGCGGGCCGTTGCGGCTGTTTTCCGCGCCGCCTGTTCCTGCTGTGCCGCTGCTACTGCGGCCGCTTGTTGGGCAACAACATCAGTCACCCAGGTTTCGCCATTCCATTTATCGAATGCCGTCGAGGGGGAAAACAGCGTCAACCCGTCAGGCAATTCACCGAGAGCTGTCACTGTCTGCGGTTGACCATCCGCCGTGCGGTACGCCGTTTTGCCGCGCAGGTCCGGTACATGCTCCCATCCCGCACCATCAGCGCTACGCCGTAAAGCCTGCCCCGCAGTTGGCAGATCAGGCGTGTCAGCATAACTATCGGCTGGTAACCCCGTGCCGACACTCATGTATTCATAACTCGCGCCAGTATATTCACGCGTCTGCTGATCAACGTGATAAACAGTCAGCCATCCTGCGCATTCTGCCAACCCACTTTTTCCCATGCGGGCACTCTGTACAGCAACAGAATATTTCTCACTCATTATGCAGCTCTCACTATGTAGTTAAATGCGACGCAGCGAGGCGCGGTTTCTCCAGCGCCGCCAGCTTGCTGATGGGTAAACACTTTTGTTGGCGAGACATCATTCTCGACAACGACCCATGTAGACGACACGCCATCTACGCCGACGGCCATCCGGGCCGTTGGCATTTCGTGCGTATGTACCGCCAGCCTCGCGTCTGCCCATGCGAGCAGCGGTTGTATCGGATTAACACCACGCCCATCATCCCAGCCACGAATAAACTCGCCGCGTAAATCCGGCAATACACCTGACGGGTAGACCTGTGCCAGCCGTGGGTACACGGCTTTATCAAACGCCTGACCGTTACATTTCAGCCAGCCGGTGGGCGCAATCGCCTGCGGCCAGGGCAGCGGAATACCAACAATCTCCGTGATATCGAGCTTGCGACCGATTGACATACTGACAGCGCTGACAAAATCCGGGTCATTGCCTAACGATTTCGCTAATTTTTCTAGCGTATTCAACGCACCCGGCGCATTACCGGTCACCTCGTCAACGCGCGTACTGACTGCTGTTTGCACAAATGCGGTGGTTGCAATTTGTGTTGTACCAGTTCCAACAACTGCCGTTGGCGCGGTCGGTGTACCAGTCAGTACCGCGTTAGAAAATTTTCCATCTACATATGATCGCGTCGCCAGCACCACCGACGGGTCGATTTTCAGCGTTACCGCGTCGGTACTGCTGACAATCAAAATCATGCGCACCGTCTGCACCCGGCCCGACCCTTCCTGTAATTTCGGCTTGTAGGTTTCCGGGCAGTTGGCGACGGCAATCAGATTGCCATTGGCGTCGTACAGGCCGATCTCACGTATCCACCAGCCGCCTTCATCTTCTGGGATCACCTGCTCAGCGATGATCTGACCGGGGTTTGCCGGGTCAACATTCAGCGAATTAAGTGGTGCCCGGCGGCGCTCATTCACCAGTTTTGTTTGCGCCGGGTCGGGAGTTGGCAACGTGCCGCCACCGTCGCCCAATGCCATTTGTGTAATCGGTAGTTGCCGCCCGAGCGCCGTAGCGTTTGCCAGCAGCGCCGCGCCGGTGTTAGTCAGGATCGCATAGTATTTTGTTGTCATGCGGATACGCTCATATTGTCAGACAGATGCACCACTGCACCGCGTACATCGATGCCAGTCGTGGTAATGGTTTCAGGGAAATAGGGATAAACGGTTAGTGTGTCGCCGCTGTACTGCCCGGCGGCCAGCGGGATATTACCCGCACAGTCCATGACGATATTTAGCCCCAGCAAGTGGCGACTTACCGGTTTGGCATCGGCAATCAGGCGCTCCAGCTCCAGATAGGTTTCTTCGGTAATGCCGCTGTCCTGCACGCCGATATCCAGCCGGAAGGTGCCCGGCTGGCCGCCGGTCTGCCACCATTCTGTGACCCGAATCAGATAGCCGAACGGTTCCACCACCCGGCGCAATGCCGCGAGGGTGCCCTTCTGGCGGTGTACCAGCCAGGCCGCCTTGATCACCTGGCGTTTGGTCTGTTCTGACCAGCGTTTATCCCAGCGGTCAACCGACAGCGCCCAGGCGAGGTACGGCAGTAATTGTGCCGGGCAGCGCTCGGCGCTCCATAACGTATCCAGACAGACCGCTATCTCACTCAGGCGCTGGGTGGAGTTAGCGACGTTGCGCATAAAGTCGCTGGCTGATGGGGGTAGCAGACTGTTACTCATCGCTGCCGCCCTCGGTGACCGTGAACCCGATGCAGTACGCTGCCTGCGTGTCGCTAATCACGATGTCCTGCGCCGGTTCCAGCAGTTCAACGCGTTGCACTCCTTGCACATGCAGCGCCGCCATGATGGCCGAGCGAGCCACATCGCGCCCGATGCGCCCCTGCGTACCGAGCCATGACGTTAACGCCTGCTGTGCCGCCTGCTGGATCGGCTCCGATTCCGGCCCCGGATAGCGGTACAACACCGCCGTAATGGCATAGCGCACAATCCCGGCGCTTTGCACCGTCAGGCGGTCACCAACCGGGCGTTTATCATCGGCAGACAGCGCGGCATCGACTGCCGCCAGCAGGTCAGCCGAAGCGCTGCCATCACCCTCGGTGGATAACACCGACACCACCACTACCGCCGGGGACGGACTGATCGCTTTGGCATCCGCTACCTTGCCGCTGGCACTTTTGGCGAAATACTCATACGCACCGGTTGGCCCCGCCACGCTCAACCCTTCAAAGGCGGCCTGCGCCCGTAAACGTAGCGCGCTGTCAGCTTCCATCACGGCATCGGCGGTGTCGGTCGCTTCGGTAATGGTTAGTCGCTGGGTGTTCAGGTTGGCCGCCAGATTATCCAAATCGGATGACACGGCATGACTAAGCAGGCAGGCTTCCGCGCCTTCGTTAATCCGCTGGCGTAGCATCATTTCCCGGTAGGCGATCACCTGCGCTATCACGGTTAACGGCTCGGACTCCAGCGACAGCGCAGCGGTCACAGACGCCTGCTGAGCGGCCGGAAAGGCGGTAATCATCACCGCTTTCACGTCCTGAAGGATAACTTCGAAGTCCAGCACTTCAATGATCTGCGGCTGGGGTAACTGCGATAAATCAACCGTCGCCATCACCGTGACTCCTGAGCGTAAGGGTAGAGCTGGCCGCCTGCATCGTTTCGGTAATCAACCCTGATAACTCCGCTTCCACCGCTCCCGATGCTGAATAACGAATATCGACGGCATTCAGCGAGATACGCGGTTCCCAGCGCGTCAGGGCGATAACTGCTGCACTCATCAACTGAAGCCGCGTCACCGCGTTCTGCGGCGCATCCAACAGGTCAGGGATCAGGCTGCCGTAATCCCGGCGCATCACCCTGGATGCCAGCGGCGTCGTCAGAATGTCGCGCACTGACTGCCAGAGCTGATCTGCATCGGTCAGGGTGCCGGTACCATGCGGATTCATGCCGGTATAGGTCGCGGTCATTGTGTGCCACTCGTCCAGCTACCGCCGGGCTGAATGCCACCGTGGCGATGGCTATCCACCTGAACGCCGTTAGAGGTCATCGCGCCGCCAGAATGCGCCACGTTACCGGCCAGGGTGCCGCCGTGGGTGATCTCCACGGTGCGGGCCTTCAGGTGCTGAGTGCATTCCACCACCGGCGTGTTCAGTGTGACGCTGACTGCGGCCACCACATTGGCGGTTTTCATGCCGGTGGCTTCCAGCGCACCAGCTACGGCGTCATACCGAAACCGGGCACCGTCCGGCGCGGTGATCACAATTTCCTTCAGGCTGTTGCCCGGTGCCGGGTGGGCCTCGCTGAACAGGCTACCGATGATCACGGCAGTTTCCGGGTTACCGCCAAGGCACCCCAGTAACACCTGTTCCCCGACAGCAGGCGGGAACCAGACGTTAAACGCCCCGGCGCGCGAGGTGTTCCAGCGTAGCCAGTCTGTGAGCAATTCACCGCTCTTAACGCGCACTCGCCAGCTTTCCAGGTCAACCGCCGTGACGACGCCGACACGCAACAGGTTTTCCAGTAATCGCATCAGTTCAGCGCTCATGTGGCAGCACTCCCCAGACTGTTGATTACCGTGTCATGGATCAGTCGCTCATCAGCCAGGGAGATCCCCAGCAGCTCACGCACAGGGTAGCGGGCAAAGGCACCCGGCCCGACCTTGTCACGCTCGCCGTACTGATGCACGCGAGCGATACGGGCGGCGATACCATCAAAGCCGACGCTGGCCCCGTCGGTATCGGCCTGCATTTTGAGAAAACGATAACCGCGCAGGCGCTGAAACATCGGGGTTGTCTTGCTGGTCGTGCGGCGTACCGTCTGCGTGTTGATCTCGATATAACGCTCAATATCGCTGCGGTAAAACGTGCGGATGGCGTTGCGGTCTTCATCAAAGCCGGTGATCGTGCGGCCATATTTTCCCCGGCCACCGTGCCAGTTTTTCAGGTGGCGCACCTGACCTTCCCAGACAAAGATCATTCCTTTTTGCGAGCGCAGCACCTTGCGGCGGCGGGTCGCATAGGCCGAGCCGTCCGGGTTCCTCTGCGCCCTGATGCGCTGCTGCTGACTGCGGCGCAGTGCCTGCCCGACCTGACGGGCTGTTTTCAGCCGCCCGGCGGGTGACAGGCCGGAAAGGATGTCATCAAACACCTGATCCAGTGCGTGAAACAGTTTATCCGTCATGTCGCTGTCTCCCCGGTGGCATCGTCAAGCACCGCATCCCATACCCCGCCGGTGAGGCGCGGACGAGGCTCAGGCAGGTGTTCGGCACGCAGGATGCCGTTATCGACCCGCGTGACCTTAACCCGCTCACGCACCGGGATTTCAAACAGAATGTCGGCGCTGTCGTCGTTGTTGATAAGCGTGGTGAATTTCACCTCGCGGTTCTTTTGCGGGTTCAGCAACAGGTCGGGCTGGTTCTGCCACAGCCAGGCCATTAACGGTAAGGTGAAATCGTCGATATCACCGGTGAAGTTCATCACGAACAGCACCAGCGAGTAGCGGTACAGAAACGACGGCGTTTCCCCGGTGGTTTCAATACCGCCTTCTTCCACAAATACCGTGAAGGCTTCCGGGTTGGCCCGGCACCAGGTATTGGATGCCGTCAGCGCATCACGCAGCGAATCGGTTTTCAGCATGAGCATTCCCCTATGGTGTGGCTGCGGCGTCCTTCAGGCGCTGAAGGCGACGCAGGTATACATCGTTGATGGCGGCCTTGTCTGCGTTGCAGGTGTCCAGCGCATCCAAAAGCTGATCACTCCAGAGCGCGACCGCGCCCCAGGTCACCGGTGTTTTCAGTACGGGCGTCGGTGTGGGTGCCGTCAGGCTGGGCGGTACCGGGTCGTGCAGTATCTGCACGCTGGACGACGGCGGCGCGTTTTTGCAGGCTGTCGCTGACAGCAGCAGGCACCACAGTGTTAGCGCACGTATCGGGCTGCATCCCCTCACGCATCTTTTCACGGCGTTCTTCCCCTTCTGCATAACGCTGTTGCTCACGCTCGCGCACCTGCGCCAGCACGTTTCTGGCATCGTCAGCCAGTGCCCGGAATTCGGTTAACAGCTCGCGTTGTTGCCGGGCGCTGTCGGTCAGTGCCTCGGTATGCGCCCGGTCAATGCCGCGCTGGTAGGTTTGCCAGAGCACACCACCGACGGCCAGCACCAGCAGCACGGCAAGGGTGGCGGTCAGCTTCATGGCACACCCGCCAGATCGCGCAGGCACCAGGCTTTAAAGTCGCTGCGACGATTGACCAGCCCGGCGGAGCGCTGGCCGCCGCTGTTGACAAAATCGGTCAGCCGTTCACACATCGCGGGCCATTCCTGCGCCTGTGCGTGTTTCCAGATGGTGGTGCGCTGCTTGCTGCCCTGCCGGTCGGTAAACCACATCAGGCCACTGCAACCGAGGTTAAACGCCGTGTCGGTCATGGCTTCAAACGCCGATTGCGGCATGGCTGCGCCGTTAAAATTGCCGTTGACGCAATTCTCTGCCCGCTGCATGTCGTTAACCCAGCGTCGGGCGATCTCGTCATTGCTGTACGGCCGGTTTTGCACGTTACCGGTAGAGCCAATGCCCACCGTCAGCACGCCCGCGGGGCAGTAATACGGCGACGCACGGCAGTCTTCCCAACTGGCCGTTTTCTGCTGTGCTTCCGGCGACGTGCGCAGGGTACCGGGGGACAGCGTGATACCGAGCGCCACAATCAGCGCAATCGAACAGCGTTTAATCGCGGTTTTCATCGTCAACGTCACCCTGATGCAAAATAGCCACCGCACGGCGTTCCGACGTATTCAGCGTGCGGCGCTCGGACTGCTGTAAAATCTGTTCAATCAGTTCATTGCGGCGTCGCTGTGCGCGCTCGATACGACGCCGGAACAACCAGGCACGCCACGCGGTGACAACACCGATAACCAGGCCCGCCAGCGCAACTTTTTCACTGACGGTCATCACCCCGATGCCGGTCACCATCACGGACAGGCCATAGGTCACCCCATCATTGAGGCGCTGAAGATCGTTTAATCCCATAACTGCACCGTTTCCTGTTCTGTCTGACGGGGAATATCAGGCAGCGTGATAGCCTGCCCGGCTGCCAGAAACATCTGGCGGCTTAACCCCGGATTGGCGGCGATCACCTGCTCGGTGACACCGGCGGATGTGCCGTAATGGCGATAACAGAGCAAGTCCACCGTATCGCCCTGAAGCGCCCGGACCACCATCAGCACAACTCCGCAAAAAGCCGCTGAGCACCGCTTATATCGGCGATGCTCCAGCGCGCATCACGCCATAAATCGTCACACTGGTTGTCAAAGGTGTCCGTTGCCTTGTCGCCTTTGGCCGTGGTATCCACATCGCGGTATCCCTCCAGCAACAGCGCTCGTGCGATGGCATAAACCGCACGCCTGAAGCGGTACACCTTGATACTTTCGCCGTTGACCTGTCTGGCCGGAACGTCCGCCAGTGCGACATATCCGGCGGCCTGTTGTGTCTGCTGCCAGCTCGCCAGTTGGTCAGTCACATGCACCACCGCTTCAGTAGTGACGTGCATCAGGCGGGTGGTAGTGATACCGCCGGTAATGCGGGCGGCCAGGCGCAGATCGCGCAGGACGATCACCGGCCAGAACTCCCCGGCGTTGACCGTCGCCGTGCCGTCGTCAATCTCCGGTACGTCACCGCTGTCGCTGACACGTTTTTGAGCTACCAGGCTCATGCTCAACTCTCCCAAAAGTCAGGCGGTGGGCACCGGGCAAAAAGACCGTATACGGGCAGATCACCCGGTGCGCCGCCTGTCGGACGGGGCCGAAGTCATTAACGTTTGGCAGACTGACGGGCGGCTTTACTTTTGCCCGTCGGCCGTGTGGTTTTCCGCGCCGTGGTGTTACGCACGGCGGTCTTTTTTACCGCTGGCTGCGCGGCATCAGCTGAAGCCGCAGGCGGTGTCTCCCCGGCGGCTGTTTCCATGGTCGTCTCATCGTCGCCGGGCGCACCGTCTTCCGGCGCGTCACTGCTGCCCGGCATGAGCTTTTTCAGCTCCCGCGTCAGGGTGGCGATCTCCCGTTTCACTCCCGCGTTCGGATTGCGGGCCATCGCTTCCCGGAACAGTGTCAGTGCCTCGGCTTTGGTTTGTGCATCCACTGCCGCACGGCGTGAGAAGGCGCGGGCTTTGCACAGCTTGGCGCGCACTTCATCCGGCATGTCTTTGCCATCCACAATCGCGGCCACTTCATCCAGCACGGCGGTATACCCGCTCAGGTCGGCGTCTGCATCGGTGGTTGCCAGTGTCAACACCGGGTTGCTCACTTCCTCAGCCAGTACCGTTACCGCATCGCGGCGGAACTTGTCGGCAGGCAAAGACAGGCCATGCTTAACGACGTAACGCCCCAGCCTCAGTGTCAGTGCGCGATCCTGGCAGTCGATAGCCCATACCATCAGGGTGACGATCACTTCATCCTGTCGGCCGCTGTCGCCTTCCAGCGTGCCATCAATCCAGCCGTCATATTCCGGCAGCATGGCTTTTTTCATCTCTGCTTTGGTCGCATCAGATTGCACCTGTTTCAGCGCAGCCTGATGCAGGCGCAGACGGTGAAGGATTTGCTCATGGGCAGTACGTGACACCGCCGTTTCGGTGTCCGCCTGGCCCCGGCGCTCGGCCATGACCCGCTGAAAATGTCGTTGTGCCGGTGTCAGCATGGTGTGTTCTCCGGTTGGGGCGGGGTGTTACCCCGCCTGGCTGTTACTGGCCGTCGCCTGCTGCCTGCGCAAACTGAATCCCGTCGATCAGGGCCACCTTGCCGTAGTCCTCCACCACAAAGTCGTCGTTGGACGATTGGTAGGTGGCGACCCGGTTGTACTCCGGTTCTTCAACGATGCTGCGGCGCAGCGCCCCCAGTTGGTAATAGACCGACAGATTTTTGAACGAGGTGATCAGCACCGCGTTGGACGGGAAGTACGGTGCCAGGAAGGTCGGCAGGCCGCCCACACGCTCCTGACTGACAATCAACTGACCGGCCAGCAACTCGGTATTGGGGTTGCTCTGGCTCAGCGCATTGAGGCGCGGAAAATTACTGGACGTCAGCAGGTCGGACGCCATGATCACCACCAGATCCGGTGCCCTGCGATGCCACGGATCCAGCAGGCTGTTTTTGGCGTCAAACACAGCGGTGTCGAGGTTGCCGTAGGTGCCTTTGGTGACAATCTTGTTGTCTTCGTCGCGGGCGGTCAGCGTGACGTTTTTGATAATGCGGTGCCCCGCATCGTTGCGGATTTTTTGCAGCCAGCCGACACCGCAATCCTGCAACAGCGGATTGGCGCTGCGGTTGGATTTCTCGGCATAGGTGGTACCGTTGAAACCGATCATGATGCGGTCAAGGCCGATTTGCCGCGCGTTCGCCTGGCTGATCAGCGCCTGAAAGTTCGGCTGCGATGCCCAGGCGTCCAACTGCGGGTAACTGACCGCCGAGTCATAATTCACCTTACGGCAATGATAGTCGTTAGGCTCTTTGGAATGGTTGTCAGTCGGATTGCGGCGGGACGTGCCATCGCTACTGTTATTGGTGCTGGCAATCGGCCCTTTGCTACCGATCAGGATTTTCTGACCTTCCTGAGCTTTCACACCAAACACGTTAATCTGTTTCAGGAATTCATCACCTTCCTGTGCGGCCTGCTCCATACGCTGCTGGATGGCCGGTTCAACGCTGAAGGTCATCGCCACGGCATTCGGCTGCACCCCGTTAAGCTGCGCCTGACGTGAAATATACTGATCAAAAAGATTACGGGTCGTGTTTTCCATGTTCGCTTGTCTCGCTTAACGGTACTTAAAAGTCAGCCAGTTGCGCGCCGCTGTTGCCGCCGCTGGCCGCCGGACGCTGGCTGTAACTGTTATCCTGCGTCGCCAGCTTCTGCGTGAGCGCAGCCAACTCGCTGGTCAGCGTCTGGATAGTGCGGCTGTTCTGCTGCTGTTGGGTTTTCAGCGTGTTGAAACTGTCCAGCAGGTCAGCATGAGACTGGGCAACGTTTTCCACCGCCTCACGCACCTGGTTAAACTGCTCACTGTCCGATTTACGGCCTTTGCCGATAATCCCCATCACGCGGGAAAACCATTGCTTCCCCTCGTCGCTGCGCTGTTCGGACAGCTCGACCAGCTCCGCTTCCATCGCTTCGGTGAACATGACCGGCTCACCGGGCAGATTGTTGAATGCCTGCACCTGTGCCCGTTGTTGTGCGGCGAATTTCAGGCGATCGGTGCCCAGGCTGGCCGGGGTATCCGTCATCGCCAGGCCGCGCAGATACGGTTTGCCGGTCGCGGCAAACTGCGGATCGATTTCGATACTGGAATAAATCTTCTTCCCTTCGCCGGTGAGCTGCTTCATTCGCTCGGTGGGTTCGATTTCCGCATACAACGCGGCACGGCCTTTTAACGGGCCGTCGGTGATGTCTTCCGCGCTCAGCGCAATAACATCACCCATCGCACTGAAATCACTGCCCGGATAGGGGGAAAGAATGTGCTCAACGTTAACGCGGGCACCGTATACCTGCGGGTTGTAGCTTTCCGCCATTGCATAGAGGTGGTCGCGCCCGATTTCACGCCCGTCAACGGTGGAGCCGGAGACGGCAACCCGGAATTTTTTGCGGGTCGGTTTAGCTGTACCGCTCATGCCTGTAGTCCTGTCCTGTGGTGTCTGTGACATCATGATTGCAGAGCCTAACTCCCTGTCTCAACGCGGTTTTGTTGTCGGCGGTGGGCCAGAGCCGAAAGTGAGCGAAAGGCGGATCGCGCGCGGGGTAATCTTCCCGGCAAAGGGGGAAACCGCGCATGATTCAGGACGCATTTGTACGGCAGCGAGCAAAACAGCTTTACTGGCAGGGTTACCCGCCAGCGGAAATTTCGCGCCTGATGGGGATTAATCAAAACACGGTGTACGCCTGGAAAAAGCGCGACGAATGGGACGAAACGCCGCCTATCCAGCGCGTGACGCATTCTATCGATGCACGGTTATGCCAGTTGGCCCAGAAGCCGACTAAAACCGGTGGCGACCTGAAGGAAATGGACGCGCTGACCCGGCAGTTGAAAACGCTGAATGATGGCCAGCCGGGCAATGCCGCAGGCGGCAAGAAACCCCGCCAGCGCAAGGTGAAAAATCACTTTTCTGACGAACAGATTACCGCGTTGCGAACCAACATTCTCGACTCACTGGCCTGGCATCAAAACGGCTGGTATGAGCAACGCCACCACCGAAATCGCATGATCCTGAAGTCACGCCAGATTGGTGCCACCTGGTATTTTGCCCGTGAAGCGTTATTGCGGGCGCTGCGTGATGACGTGGCTTACCCCTATCAGCGCCACCAGATTTTTCTTTCTGCCTCGCGCCGTCAGGCGCACCAGTTCCGGGGCTTTATCCAGAAGGTGGCGGAAGAGGTGGACGTCGAACTAAAAGGCGGCGACAAAATCGTCCTGAGCAACGGGGCTGAGCTGCATTTTCTGGGGACGTCTGCCGCGACGGCACAGTCCTACACCGGCAACCTGTATTTCGATGAATTTTTCTGGGTCAGTAACTTTGCCAACTTGCGCAAGGTGGCCGGGGCGATGGCGACCCTGAAGGGGTTGACGCGCACCTACTTTTCCACCCCATCGAGTGAAACCCATGAAGCCTACCCGTTCTGGACAGGCGCACGCTGGAATGAGAAGCGCAGTAAGGCGCAAAAGGTCGCGTTTGATGTGTCATGGAAAGCACTCAATAGCGGTTTGCTATGCCCGGATAAAACCTGGCGTCAGATTGTGACGCTACAGGATGTCATCGATCACGGCTGGGAATACACCGACCTGGAAGAAATCCGCGACGAAAACAGCCCGGATGAATACAACAACCTGTACGGCTGCGAGTTCGTCCGTGATGGTGAGTCCGCCTTTAACCTTAACCTGTTGTTTAGCTGCGGTGCCGACGGTTACGACGAGTGGCCGGACTGGAAACCTTTCGCATCACGCCCGATGGCTGATCGCGGCGTCTGGATTGGTTATGACGCCAACGGCAGTAGCGGTAACGGCGACAGCGGCGCGATCTCGGTGGTGGTACCGCCACTGGTGGCGGGCGGCAAGTTCCGCACCATCGAAACCCAGCAGATACGTGGCCTGGAGTTCGAAGAGCAGGCGAAAGTGATCGAGGCGCTGACCTTCAAATACAACGTGCAGCATATCGCCATCGATGGCACCGGCATCGGCGAAGCGGTCTACCAGATTGTGAAGAAATTCTTCCCGACGGCGGTGTGCTTCCTGATGTCGGTGTCATCCAAACGCGCCCTAGTACTGAAAATGCTTCAGGTCATTCGTGCTGGTCGCTGGGAATACGACCGCAGCGAGCAGGCACTGATCAACGCGTTCAACGCCGTGCGGCGCGTCAAGACGCCAGGCGGCATCATGACTTACGACACCGACCGCGCACGCGGCTCTAATCATGGCGATCTGGCCTGGGCAACCATGCTGGCCGTCATCAATGAACCACTCGGCCAGGAGCAGGGCGGCGGTGGCTTTGCGATGGAGTTCTGATGAAAAGAAAAGATAAAACCGGCACACACCGGGCGGTTACCGCCAGTCAGCCGGATATGGCGGCGGCCCTGAAAAGCGATCCAGGGCTGAGCGCGTTTACCTTTGATGGCCCCTATCCGGTCAGGGATGGCCATGACCTGCTGGATAACATGTATTGCGCCGACAATGGCCGTTATTACGACACCCCGGTGGATTGGTACGGGCTGGCTCGCGCGTTTGGTAGTGCGTCATGGCACCAGTCCGCGCTGTACTTCAAACGCAATGCGCTGACCGGGTGCTTTATCCCGCACCCGCTATTGTCGCGTCAGGCGTTCTCCGCCTTCGTGCTCGACTGGTTTGTTTTCGGCAACGGTTACCTTGAGCGCCGGGTCAACCGGCTGGGCGGCCTGCTGGACCTGCGTCACGTTCCAGCCAAGTACACCCGGCGCGGCAGCGATCTGAATACCTATTGGTTTATCCGGCAGTGGAAGGATGAACACACGTTTGCTACCGACAGCGTGTGCCACGTCATCAACCCGGATATTCACCAGGAGATATACGGTATGCCGGAATACATGGGCGCGCTGCTGTCGGCCAGCCTGTCACACTCTGCCGATATGTTCCGCAAGCTCTACTATGACAACGGTTCGCACGCCGGGTGCATTATCTATATCGGTGCATCGCAGGTGGATAACGAGAGTATGGAGAGCGTGAAGAAAACGCTGAAGGAGGCACGTGGCAAAGGCGCGTTTAAAAACCTGCTGTTACACGCGCCGGGCGGCGGTGAAAAAGGAGTGCAGATTATTCCCTTCAGCCAGATATCTGCCAAAGATGAATTCCTGAATATCAAATCAGTGACGCGTGACGACATCCTCGCGGCGCACCGCGTACCGCCGCAACTGATGGGCGCCATGCCGGAAGGCAACGGTTCTTTTGGCGATGTGGAGAAAGCCGCGCGGGTGTTCGCTATCAACGAACTGATGCCGGTGATGGAAGCGCTGAAGCATGTGAATGACTGGCTGGGGATGGAGGTGATCCGCTTTAATCCTTACGCCCTGTTGAAAACCGAGTGATATCCCGCCACTGCCGTCGCACTCACGCGGCGGTTTTTATTCAAAAACTTTCACGTCACCCGCGTACAATCTCTTTTCAGATCAACGGCTAACGCCACCATTTCCCACCCACATAAAACCGCATCAGCGCTACGCCATCGGGCGCTCTCACTGGATGCCGCGTCGCGTCTCCCGAACGAAAATACGCACGCAGCAGGCCGGGAAATGTGCCAGATTTGACACATCAAAGGGGATCCCTACCTACCCCCCATCGCGGGGGCTGTTCCCCCGTCACCTGCGCGCGACTCTCGCTTCATTTTTTGTGCAAGTGCAGAAACCGGCCCGGCGCGCGTGCGTACCGGGCGGAAAGGGGAAAAATAGCATCAAAAAAATTGTGCAAAATTGTGCGGGTTTGTGCGGCGAATTTGGGGTAAAAAAAACCTGCCGAAGCAGGTTTCAGAGAAGGTTAGCGAATGGATGAAATCCGCTCTAACGCTGCCTGAGCAAGGAACCCTGAGCGGCTCTTAAATTCCGGGTTACTCGCTACGCAGCGGTCAATACGGTCAATCAGAGACTTCGGCAACGTGACGTTAATTTTTTCCGCCCCACCCATCAGCCGGGTGACATCGATATCAACAACAGCCCAGGTGTAACCGGTGTACTCCGGTGCTTTCGCCAGCGTTCCGACGGATGACACAGCAGGAATATCCTGGCCCATCTCGATCAGCAGCTCAATATGGCCGGTGATCGCTTCTTTGGCATTGGCGATGGCCTCATCAAGCGTATCACCTGCGGAGAAACAGCCCGGCAGATCCGGCACTGTCACGCCGTATGCATGAGTATCGTCGCCCGCTTCAATTGCAATTGGATAAAACATAATTCAGCCTCTTCGAGTAAGCAGGGATCATATCCCCGCTTGTTTCCTGATGCTTTTTACCGTACCTATCGGTAAATCCTTCTTCGGGTGTGGGATGGTGACCAATCCCGGTTTTGTTGGGTGGGTAAAATGATGATGACTGCCGTTAACCCTTACTAACTCCCACCCATCGGCCTTGATTTCTGCTATTAACGTCCTGCTGTCCATCCTTAAACCCCGTAGCCCTGCGATGAAGCAATAATAACCCTGATAACTCCAGAATGCAATATTATAGAGTTATCAGAGTTATTTTTATAATCCCAGATGTTGATTTTATGATTCGTTGTTGAACACACAGTGCGTGAAGGGAGCTTGTTGCGCTACAAATGAAGGTTATTGTTTCTTACGCAGTCGTGTAAGTAGGAAAAACCGCGCCGGAGTTGGCGCGGGAGGAAAAATACCATCAGGACTTTCTACATCCTGTGCATCGGTTGTGATTATATATCCTGTGGTCTTTCTTGTGGAGAAAGATGGTTCAAGTAAGGGTGGTATAATTTGATAAATATTCTTTTCCAGTTGTCTGGTAATTGATCAAAATTATCTGGCCATGATTCCTCTATATATTTATATGCTTTAAAAGGTTTTTCATTACTGGGCGGATCATATCCTAATATGTTTTCAATGCATTCTTCTATCATAACTCTTCGGTTTTCACCTGTTTCTGCTAATATTAGCGGGTTGATTGCTTCTGCCCTTTCAGTTCCTTGGTCTCTATCATGCATAAAAATATAATCGATCCCTAGTGCATTTAAATATTTTGCGATGGATATTAAAACTGCTTTCCCTCTGGCACGAAGCAATTCACAATTTCCAATAACAATGGCTTTATCCTTAGATGAAAGTCTTTTGATTGTTTCTTTTATAACAACCTCCTCTGTATCTCCCTCTACAAATATACATTTTTTTGTGAAAAATATTCTTGCAATATAGTCATCTATTTTTAGTAGCATTTTTAAGTTTTGCTTCTCATCGCTTTGTAGATCAATGAATGCCTTCTCAAGATTGAATGAATTTGTAACGGAAAAGTTACTCTCATCGATAGAGAATTTTGTAAGGCTTATACTTTTTTCTGAGCCTAAATTTATCATGTATGGTGAATGTGTTGTTGCAATAATCTGGTTGTTTTCTCCTACGAAATTGTATAGCGCATCTCTTAGTTGATTTGATGCCGCCGGATGCAAAAATAATTCAGGTTCTTCAAAGCAAAGAATCGTATCTCTTGGATAATCTAATGTTCTATTCACAAACTCTTGAGCAAATCTAAGAAGTTGAAAGGCTGTAGTCCTTATCATGCCATGGCCTTGATAGCTTACGGCAGTTTTAACGTTGCTCTCCATTTCAACATCAAATATTGGTTTTATAACTTTATCTGCATCATCAAGATTTGCAGATACATGTATTGATGTATTTGGGAATAGGGTGTGAGCCATATTATTTAGCTCGTTCATTAATCTACCGAATTCAGTTTCAGTGTCTTGTGGATTCATTTCTCTGGCTAATTGAGCCAAATACTGCTGTGCCTGTGCATAATTTGGAGAACTCCGTCTTACTGAGTTGAAGAGATCTGTAAGCGTATTCAGCAAAGCACCATTCTGACTAGTTAGTTCAGTAATGCATGATTCAGCAGGAATGATTACTACTTTTGGTAGTCTTGATAAAACATTTCCGGGAATTCCTCCTGGGTTTTTTATCCATTGAGCTTCTGTTGTTGTGTCAACATCCCATAGTTGAGGAAGTTCATTCATTTTGTCTTTATTTTCTTTTCCTGTTAAAGACTTCTCAATGTTTTCTGTTCCAAAATATTCCGTTAAATAGTTTATATCAAATTCGTCACCAACTAAATCTGATGGTTTGTTTGCTGATCTGTATTTTTCACTACGAGATTTTGTATATTCTTTTAAATAAACTTCTGGCTTTGTTGTGTTTATTTTCCACACCTTTCTAAAAATTATTTTATAAGGTGTTTCTCCCGGTAATGGTTCGTTATTTCTTATCACCCTTCCTTTAAATCCAATCCAGTTATTTGCCTCTTCTGGGACGTTGTGATATTCACCAATTATCTCTATTTCATCTTCTCTTATAATATCATCAGTTTCAGCGTCATAATGCTTGGCATAATCTTCAAGAGTGACATTAGTATTCTTGTGTAAATAATCTAGTGCTTTAAATACACTGGATTTTCCTGCATTATTCGCACCTATAAGAAATGTGGTGTCTCTGAATTTTATTTCGCAATTCTTTAATTTTCTAAAGTTCTTTATATAAATATTGTTGATTCTCATTTTATATCATCTCGTTTTTTCGCTATTCATTAGCTGGCTAATTTATTCTTAAGGGAACTGTCTCCGAGATAAAAAGTCGGGACAACTGAGAAGTAGAGATCAAATTTATTTTTTATTCAATTTAAAGTTGAGGCTGTTATAATTTGTGGAGTGATTCACATTGTTAATTATAATTTTAATAATAATTTTAAATCTATGTTCTGGCTTGGTTTCATTCACTGTAACACAATGAAAATAATCAGGATTTTCGATGTAACGATAATCGTGTAACTCAATCGAGTTGATTATACATGCTGAATAAACGTCATTACCCAATTAAGTACTAGTTAACATCACTTATCTGTCGGCGATATTATGAAGACATAAAAGACCATGCTATAGCACAGAAGGAGTCAATTATTATTGCCATCAGTCACCGGGAACCTGCTGTCCGCAATCTCCTTACCCAGTTACTAACAGTAGCGGCAATATTTCCCGGTTGCCGTTCTGGCCGAACGCGGTACAGGCATCCGTCAGATCGTGAAACGTATATCTGACCAGAAAAGGCGAGCGTATGCCCCAACGCCAGCCGCTGGATCTCGATATTGCTAATATCCCAGCCGATTGAGCGGGCGAAATCGGCAATACTGGCACGCCACTCGTCCGACAGTTTGCCAACCACCTGTTTTTCAGCAGATTTGTTCCGTTGAGTAGTGGACGAGTGTTGATTATTCCGCCGATCCGGCGGTTGAGTTCGCAACCTGGACAGCAGCGCCCGGCGTTCCGGGTCTGTCATGCGCTCGAAGTCGGCGAAGGTTTGAGCGGATGTATCGCCAGGCTCTCCATCTGACAGTTCACAGCTACCATAGTCATCCCCGCCTATACCTGCCGGAATGGCTGTTTTTTCATCGCCCGTAGAGTTATTGACAGAACTCCAAGCGTCGCCGGTTGGCGACGTAACGGCCAAACCACTCCCGGTGCTAATGCTGGCACCATCGTCAGCGGACTGCTTCTTTCGGATTTTCCACTTGATTAACCGGGTGCAGATACGGGATATCGCCCCCAAACGTGGAGAGAACACACCGAAGATTTTTTCCGGTATCTCGCCGTAGGTGTTCTGTTCGTCAGCATCTTCATAGGCAATGCGCACGGTGTAGCGCTCGCGTGGGATCAACACGCCACCTTGCTTTTCGATGTATGTGGCAAAACAACCGGCGTCAGCCGATGCCAGCACGGCATCCATTGCCGGGTCAGCAAGCTGCGCGGCCCCGCGTTTAAACGTGCCGTTTTCTTTCTGGGCTGCGGTAAGTTGGTTTGCCAGGCGACGCAGTTCACGCCATACCGTTACCGGCGGCAGACCAAACGGCTGAAACTGTCGGATTTTATGCTGTGACGCCCAGGCCATTGCAAACTTTGCTGTTTCGCGTAATGGCTTGCCGGTTTCGTTATCCAGCTCACCATCCAGCGCGTAACCGTCGATATTTTTACTGATGTACTTCGCCACGTAAGCCGTAGCGCTGCCTTTTCTTGGATCGAGCTTTTTAGCCTTGAATCGTGCGCCGGTGTTGCGCCCCAGCTCCGCACGGTCTTCAGCAATAAAATACTCTCGCAAGATATCGGTGATGGCCTTTCTGTCGGCAGGTGGCATAAACAGCAACACATGCCAGTGCGGGGTAGCATCGTGGTGCGGCTCGGCAACGCGAAAGCCATAAGGGCGCAAGCCGCGACGATTCAACGCAGACATGGCACGCGCCCAGGTGCGGCACAAATACCGCTGCCCTTGACGAGGAGAAGCATGATCCCATTTAGGGTTTTGATGACCGTTCTGGATGTTAGCGTGGTAACGCGACGGGCAGGTGATAGTAAGGAAAACACCTTCATCACCCCGCGCGATTGCCACCATTTCAACACCGGCCATGCGGGTCATCAGCTCATGACGACGGATAGCCGGATTACTGATACTGCCGTACACCATGTTTTCCAGTGATGTGATGTTGCCATCTTCATCAACCAGTTCATGAGTCTGGATGAAAACACGATTTTTGCGGCGTTGCTCTTGCCACTGGTTGAGGGCATCAAGGCTGACATACGGCATTCGTTTTTTGTGGATCACGCCGATGGCGCGAAACTGATTTTCCCGCCATTCACAACGCAGTCGCCACAGTTTCCGCCCCCACCATTCAGGTGAAGTGATGCGTAAAATGGCGGAATAGATGCGGTGCCGGGTTTGTTCATCACCGATAACCAACCCCCAGCACGGTGGTGTTACACGTAATGCCAGCAGTTCGCGCCCCAGATGGCGATATAGCCACTGAATTTCATCATCAGTCATGTCTTCCGGCGATGTGTGGCCGCACTCGGTTTCAAACATTTCGGCGATGGCGGCCGCAAGAGTATGCGCGGCATTGATCACCTCATGCTTTGTAAACCCGGCCAGATGCGCCCAACGCGGCCCCCAATAGGCCGCCAGTTCCGATGTAAAACCACCACGCACACCTTGCTGCGCGCGCACAGCATCCAGACGCAGCAGGGCTTTTTTCACGGTTCCCATGAAAAAGGCGCTGATGTGTCGCGGCTCGCGGTTTGCGCGTAGCCATTCAATTTTTTGGCGGTAAACGTCACGGATAAAAAACGGTTGTTCGTGCAAGCGGGCTTCCACGCCTTCCGGTGTTTTCATCCAGTCACTTAGCGTTTTCTGATGATCCCGGCGTACTATTTCCGCCAGACCGCGACGGATAAGCAACTGGGTGCCGTTCGGCTCCCGGTGCTCCAACTGTGCTACGACTTGATTAAGATTCCGGTCATCACCTGGCGCTGCCAAAGCGCGTTTAACCATCCGGCTCAGATGCCGTGTGACGGTGGGGTGCGGTTCCGCATCGGTAACGAATAGAGAGGGACGGAGATCAGCCACGCCCGGCGGTGCGGAGATCGCAGGGCGTGGAGCGTTCCAAGGGTAGGCCCACTGTTCAGACATTCAGAACGGCTCCGCGTTCAACGCGCCGGATGCCACCATTTCCTGATAGGTGGCATCACCCATAACTGGCCCACAGTCAGGGCAGTGCCCACCACCTTCATAGCCGCACCCGTCGCAAACTTTCGACAGGCTTTGGGCAGCAGGAATCGGCAGACGCTTAGCAATGATTTCCCCGGCCTGCTTGCTCTCACCAGCCGCAACGCCGACGCTACGCGGCGCGGTGAAACGGCAGATATCAAACCTGTGGTAAAGGCTGTGTGCGTGGTGGGTGTCGCTATTGGATGCGATGACAGGTATCCCACGTTCGGCCAGGCGTGATAACGCGCTGCACAGGTCATACTGATCGTTATGGGTGAAACCATCAGTGTGATAACTGGTGAAGCTGGCCGTTGGCGTTTGCGGGATATACGGCGGATCGCAGTACACCACATCACCGGGGCGGATCAGTTGCAATGTTTCGCCAAATGCGGCGCAGATGAATTTTGCACGGCGGGCTTTTTCGGCAAATGCCTGAATCTCGGCCAATGGAAAATAAGGCGATGCATAATGCCCGTAAGGAACGTTAAACCCACCGGCGCGGTTATAGCGACAAACGCCCCGGTAACCGTGTCGGTTCAGATAAAGAAACAGTGCTGCTGAGGTGGTGCGATTCTCTTTGCTGCGGTTAAATACCTGACGGAAACGGTAATAACTTTCGGCTGTATTCGCTGTGCGAAACAGACCTTCAGCAGTATCAATAAACTCCTTCACATCCTCTTTGATGACCTGATACAGGTTAATCAGGTCAGGGTTGATATCAGCAATCAGGTATTCCGGGTAATCGGTATTCATCATGACTGAACACGACCCGGCGAACGGCTCAACCAAACGATCACCAGCTGGTAAATGTTCGCGCAGGATATCCATCACGCGGGCTTTGCTGCCGACCCATTTCAGCGGTGTGGCAATAATGCTCATAACGCACCCCGATAGTGTTTGTTTTTCAGTTCAGCATCGCCCTGGCAGTACACGCACAGACGCACACCCGGAACGGCCTCGCGGCGGGCTTCGGGGATAGGTGCATCACAGCTTTCACAGACGAATGCAGAAACGGCACAGCCCGACTGTTGCCGGGCCTTCTGGATTTGTGTTTCGCGGATGAACGCTTCGCGCTCCTGAGCCATGTCAATCGAGTCCATCAGCTCAGCTCCTGAGCGGAGCGCTCAAAACGTTCGGACTCCTGGCGTATCAGTTCCACCATTTCGGCGGCGGAAAGGTCGCGTTGTTGAGCGCGGACAGCCAGCGCAGCAAGACGCAGTGAGAAAGACAAATGCTGGTCTTTGCGTTCCTCCAATCTGGCCTTTTTCAGCAGCTCGACCAATGCGCCATCATTGGCGACAGTCATGGTTTTTACTTCGGCATTTTTCATTGTGGTTTCCTTTTTTTAGGTAATAGAAAGCCCGGCGGGTTTACGCCTAAAATTGGGTTTTTTATTACAGTGGAAGAATTAAGTTTTTGGGGAATAAACTCACAACTGCGCGGAGCTTATTCATTGCTTTAATCAGCCTTTCTTTTTCGTCAGTTGTCAGTTCATTAAATTTCAAGTGATGCCGCTCCTTATCAATATCCGCTAATTCAAATATTGCCGACAGTACGCGCATATTCTTATGGTAATCGTCATCAATCTTGTCCCGCATATCATCAATAAAGCGGCACATTTCTTTCTCACTGTTTGTCTTGAAGTGTTTCCCTCGCAGCATGGCTATGTGGTTTAGCCCGTCTGTTCTTTCCGCGATACTCAGCGGAATGGCGCGAGCGGGTTCGGTATTAGCCATGACGCTAAGCCGCAATACCCATGAGGCGGGAAAACCAGCGGCGCTTTTGCTTAGGCGCTGGCATGTAGGGCTTTTGGCTCCAGGGTGCGAAATAGACCTGATTAACGGACGGCTTAACGCGTTGGCCGTTTGGTAGTTCCAGCCAGCCTTTACCCTGATTAGGGATTACTGGTGATGGTGACTGAGAAGTTAATAGACGAGCTATGGAAATCATATTATCGCCTCGCTGTGTAAAGGTTATCGATATAACCGGTGGCTAATGTCAGTGCATCAAATAAACCGTAAGACTGCCCAGCCTGACTAACACGATATCGGATAATCGGGTTTAATGTTGTCCGCGGGCATTTAATAATTGAGAAGCCACGATATACATTTGTGTGTTTGCTTAATTGTGTAATGGCGTATTGGTGGCCTGATTTTTTATTCTCCATGTGGCTCCTTTATATTTCACTGCTGGCAATGGCATCGCGCAGCATGGCAACGAGATTCACCTCTACTTTCTCGTTTGCTTTTTCTTTTGGCCGGATAATAATTTTTCCGCTTTTTACCATGCCCCGACAAGTTTCAAAGGGGATACCGGTTAATTCTGAGTATTTCCTGAGAGAAACATACGGCGTCGGGACATTGATATTGATGGTTAGTCCTTTACTCATATCGCCTATCCTTCAGCGCTAAACGACTCCAGCCCCCGGAGAAAAACCAGTCTCGCCATGCTGGAGAGGGAACGGCTTTCTTTTTCAGCCAACGCGGCCAGTCTGGCGCGTTCATCGTCGGAAAGCCTCATGGGAGTAGGGCTGCGTGATGCAATCCCTCGCGGTAAACGCGACCGCTGATCATGATTTTCTTGTGTCATAATGGTATGTTGTGATCCACTAAGTTCCTGTTCAACACAATCTAGTGAAGAAAACTTCCTATGTCAACATTGAAAGAGGAATTTTTATTCCTTATCGGAGAGCGTTTGCGCCAAGAGCGGGAAACGATTGGTAAGAGTCAAAGCGCGATTGCCGAAGAACTGGGCACGACAACAAGGACTTGGGGCAAGTATGAGAGAGGAGAAACTGCTCCAGACGGAGTGACTTTAGCTCTTCTCAGTGCTCGGTACGGTATGGATATTTCGTATATCCTTACCGGAAAGCGGGTGCCTGATCTTGGTGACATATCTAATGATGAATCGGAACTGGTAAAAATCTATCGTGCAGCACCACTAGCCGTTAAAGCCGCTGCACTGGCAGCATTGACGGCAGGTAGTTCGGCATCAGCAGGGACGATAAATGTAACTGGTAGTGGTCAGCGTGTTGCTGGTAGGGACTATCACGAAAGTAAGAAATGATCCATTTGACAATCTGGGAAGTCAAAAATGACAGGAAGAAAAATTATTCTTAGTAGGTTTTATTTTTTTGCCGCCATTCTTTTGGGATTGGTATTTGTGAGTACAGCCCAAGCAACGTCTTGGTATCAAGGCGGTACTCTGCATAACGCAACAGCTCTTGAATGGCAAAAAGCATCCAGAGATAACAAGGTTGCTACCTGTGCAGATATCCTTGCTTCGATGTATGAGAAGAAAAGGTTAGCTCCTTCGATCGTAAGTAGTCTTAAATCAATTGATGACTTCAAGCCATATGCATTAAAACTAGCAGACCAGCTTGATCAGGCTTTTAAGCCCGATCCAAATGTTGCTAAAAATAAAAAACTATTCGCTAATCAGACGGTCAGTGAAACAGCGGCCATGCTTCTCATATTAATGAAGTGGACTAATATTAATTGATTGTTTTTCAGTAATATTCGCCAGTTGATCACTGGCGAACAGTTAACTAAAAACTAAAGGGATTGCGTAAGGAATGAGTGCTGAATCTCATGGAAATGAAAACCGGATAGCCGGGCGGGATTTTTACGAAAGCAGCATCACAGTTGATAAGATCAATATCGCCATTCCGGCGGCCAATGAAGAAAAACGCCCACTGGTTCCCGCGCAGCGTAAGCAGTTGAACCAACTGGTAAAAGAAATTGCTGACAGCGGCTATGAAGAGGGTTTTTCAGTGTGGCAGCGCGTCCATGCTGAGATTGGCGTCAAAAGCATTGAGGATATGACGGTCAACCAGTATCAAACGGCGGTCAGTTATCTTCAGGCATTGCGCGACAGATACCGGGAAAAGGATGCCAGTAATGCGCTGGTTCATCTGCTGTTGAAGAATACCCAGCAGGTAGATCAGCGGCAGCAATTAATTCATTACTGCCATATTCATTTTGGTACTGGACGATTAACTGAGCTGACCCGATCGCAGCTCCAGCAGGCGCTTTCATGGTTGGATGATCGTCAGTGTTCGACCGTTCCTGAACAGACCGAACCTAACGCGCGTCAGAGCTGGCAGGAGGTACTATTAGCAAATCCGACCGTCTTTGGCGCTGTTTTTGTATCCGGGATGGTTTTTGGTGTTTTTCTGTTTCGATAATCATAACTTGTTTAAATTAAATGAGGCTGTTATGAATAAAATTACCTCTCGTCTTATTCATCAACTACATTTTCCGCTTGTTTTGGCTTAAGAGAGGAATAATCGTGAATAACAGCGATGAAGAGAATATTGGGTTAGAACAGTTGCTTTCACAAGGCAAAGCCCAAAAAGAGCTTGCGGAAGATAAATTAAAAAAACGTCTAAAGCAGGTTACACCAAAGCTGTTTGCAGATTTCCTTGCCGAAAAAGGCGCTGCACAGCATTGTTTGTCGTGCGGGTACACGAAATTATCTGTTCCTGAAAGTGGATCATTTAATCCCGCTGACTTGCCTGATAGCTTTGAGGAAATACCGATAGAAGAATTAATGAAAACTATCAAACGTTATGTCACCTATCACTATATTGACCCAAATGCATACCCAAGACCTTCTAATTGTGAATATCGAGTTTCTTGCATGAACTGTGGTCATGTAAGTTCCTATCGAGTCAATCCCGTTCTCCAGTGGATCGAAGATAAAAACAAGGCTGTTGACGATGAGCAATGATAACAAGGTAGTGCAACTTCATGATACACAACTGCCCTTTGCTGATAGAATGAAAGATAACAGCAACGGCGGTAATGGTGGAGGCGACGGTATGTTAGAGACAAGGGTTGCTAAACTAGAGTCCGATGTTGAGCACATCAAACGTGATGTCACTGACATTAAGGTCGATTTTAAAGCGGCCAATGTTGACATATCCACGATAAAACAAGATATTGCCGTTCTTAAAGAACGCTCTGGACACTTTGCAACGAAGAGCGACCTTCAAAATACTGCAACAAAAGCTGACCTTCAAAATACTGCAACAAAAGCTGACCTTCAGAGTTTTGCTACGAAGGCTGACCTTCAGAATTTTGCCACAAAAGCTGACCTTCAGAGTTTTGCCACAAAAGCTGACCTTCAGACTGTCAATACCGAGTTTCAAAGCGAGATTCAATCGCTCAGAACCGATATTCAGTCTCTTAAAACAGAAACCAAAACTGAAACACAGTCGATTAGAACAGAAATTCAAGTGGTTCGAACAGATATCGAAAAAGCCATTTCAGGTCAAACCAAATGGCTTGTTGGGGCAATTTTTGTTGCGATGGGCGTCATGTTAACTGCGGCTAAGTTTATTTTTTCATAAAACCAATTCATGTCTGTATCAAAATTATCTTCTGGCAAATGGCTTTGCCAATGCTTCCCCTATGGGCGTGATGGTCAGCGCGTTCGTAAACAATTTGCTACCAGAGGTGAGGCACTCGCGTATGAGCGCCGCCTGATGGCGGAGAAAAAAGGGATATCGACCGAAACCAACAGCACAACGCTACAAGACCTGATCCAGCGCTGGTACGACATGCACGGCCAGACGCTGGAGTCAGGTGAAGACCGCTACGCTAAACTGATGGCGATCTGTGATCGGTTGGGTAATCCCTTTGCGATAGACGTTGATAAAAATATGTTCGCGGTTTACCGCGAGCGCCGGTTAAAAGGTGAATGGAACCCAAAAGGGAAGACGGCCATCAAAGAGGCCACAGTGAACCGCGAATATTCCTACCTGCGGGCCGTGTTCTCTGAGCTAAAGCGCATGGGGGAGTGGGAAAAAGAAAACCCACTGGATGGCATACGCCAGTTTAAGGAAGGCGATCAGGAACTGGCTTTTTTGTACCCGGATGAAATTAAGCGCCTGCTTGCTGCCTGTGATGAATCAGAGAATAAAGATCTCGGTATCATCGTTCGCTTGTGCCTGGCGACGGGGGCGCGTTGGGGTGAGGCCCAGACCCTGAAACAATCGCAAATCCTTCCCGGTAGGATCACTTTCGTTAAAACCAAAGGGAAGAAAAACCGAACCATTCCTATTTCTGAAAGAATGCACGCCTTGTTGCCCAAGCGGCGCGGCCAACTCTTCAAACCAGCGTATGAGGCATTTAAGCACGCCTTAAAGAAAGCGCATATTGAATTACCAGAAGGGCAGTTGACCCACGTTCTCAGGCACAGCTTTGCCAGCCACTTCATGATGCGCGGCGGCAATATTCTGGTGTTGCAGCAGATACTGGGCCATAGCTCTATCACGATGACCATGCGCTATGCGCATTTCGCGCCTGATCATCTGGATGCGGCCGTGACCCTCAACCCGTTTGATTCTTTAACCACAGATGAATAATCATGGGGCGCTGCCACGTTAAACCGATGGCAGCAGATTTCCGCATTAGCTCGCATTAACCTGAATTGAATACTGCTAACGTATTGAATTAACGTAACTCTATGATATAAAAAGCGGGCATTAACTTTTTAAAATCCCTCGGCGTTCGCGCTGTGCGGGTTCAAGTCCCGCTCTGGGCACCATGCGATAACGTCTTGTAATATAAGAAAATGATTAAAAGAACATGACCGCCACAAGGCGGTTTTTTTGTGCCTGTAATTTGGCAAGTGGCGACAAAATGGCGGCATCCGCTTTTCAGATACAAAAAAGGTGGCCTTCAATCAGCCACCTAACAATGGAGCTTTACTACGGCTCTTTCGGTGCCTTGGCCCATTGAACCGTGTGTAGCGTCGCGGAGGCATCTGCAGCATTGCTTTTTGCCTGGCACTCGATGATTGCGTCCACCTGGTCGGCACAGGTTGCCAGTGCGGCTTCAGTCTCATCCAGTTGAGTGTTTAATTCACCGTTGGTTTGTGGGTTGGCGGGTGGAAACCGGCAGGGAGTCAGTCTGGGACAACCATTCACGGTAAGCACGACCACCTGAGAGGGCGGGGCGCTGGCGCAACCGGATAATATCAGCAGGCAGCTCAGAATCAGCCCAGCGTTTAAGCGCTTCATTTTCATGTTGTAATCTCACTATCATTTTTTGTCTCTCGGAAAGAGCAACCTGGGTGTCTGCGGCCATATCGCGTAAACGTGCCTGCTCAATGTTGCTACGTTCAGCCTGCTCAGACAGAGCTGTTAACTGGCTAGATTTTTCATTCAGTGCTGTTTGTTGCAACGACAGTGTTTGTGCCTGCTGCTCTGTCAACTGCCGGTTGGTGTGCAGCCGCCAGGACTGCACACCGATTCCAGCGCTAAGTAGCATTATGATGGCAGCAATGATCATGCTGCTTTTCATGCCAGTTCTCCTCCTGCTTGCTGATAGGCGGTAAGGAGGCGGTCTATACTATGTTCGCGTTGGCCATAGCCAGCCCCTGGTAATGAAGCCCAGATGTTGCTACACCGAGTGATGGCGCTGGCGACCTGTCCCTGCGCGATGTCGTCGAGAGCACGCTGTTCCCTGATTAACTGAATAGCCAGCGTATCTTGTGAATCGGGCCCGAAATCCGGCAGCTTTAACAGCGCCTTGTATGCCGGCCAGTAGCGGTAGAGCTGTTGATAGCGCCCAGCTGCAGTAGAGCGTTGCCCTTGTTTGTTGAAGATTTTTCCCGGGCGGCCGTTAGCAAACGGGTGATCATGGTAGTTGATGAAGATCTCCGGTTTACCATCAATGCCGGTAACAATGACATCGTAGCCGCGATTACGAGTAAGTGGGTGCGTTGCGGTCCCTTCGGAAAATGCCAACATATCCAGAAATGCGGTCAGATTGGGTGAGTTAGTGGGCATCGTCATTTTCCTCCGGTTTGGTCTGTTCGCTCAGTTGTTGAACACGGCGTTGAATAAGCAATTCAATCGCCTGGTAACCGGCGATGCCAAGTGCTGCGCCAATGCCGTTAATGGCAACCGGTGACAGGTCGGGGAATTGAACCAGTGCGATACCCGCCATCATCGAGACGAATCCTCCCAGCATCACACGCCCTACGAACAGTCGGAGTGTAATGGGTTTGCTGCTTGCCAGTACTTTGCCGACGGCAATCAGCGTGCCGATAATAAATAGGGAGACAATGCTTTTATCAGTTTCATTCAT